ATTATTTATCCAAAAGATTGTAAAGATGCAAATGAGATATTAACAAAACATGGTAGGGATAAATTACAAGATATTGTAAAAACTTCTATTCCATATCCGGTTTCAGGTTTATACGATGCAGAACATTTTTACGAACAAGTTGATGAGATTTTTGTGAATGGTGTTGGTAGTGGAACAAGCACCGGATATCAAGACGTTGATAAGCTATACACAATTGTTGAGGGTCAATTAACAGTTGTTACCGGTCATCCATCATCCGGCAAATCAGAATTTGTTGATCAGATAATGATAAACATAGCTAAACAAAAAGGATGGAAATTTGGTATTTGTTCTTTTGAAAACGAGCCAAGAATACATATTGCAAAGTTAATTAGTAAATACGTTGGTAAACCATTTTTTAGTGGCATTACACCAAGAATGACTACACACGAATTAGAGAATGGTAAAAAATTTATATCTGATAACTTTTGTTTTCTTTATCAAGCAGATGGTTCGCTATCCACGTTAGACAGCATATTAGAAAGACTTAAAACTGCTGTATTAAGATTTGGTATTAGAGGCTGTGTTATAGATCCCTACAACTATATAGCAAAAGATATAACAACATCTGAAACTGATTGGATATCTGATATGCTTACAAAACTAAGGGTATTTGCACAAGCACATGGCATCCACATATGGTTTGTTGCTCATCCAACAAAGATGGTTAGAAAAGAAGATGGAACTGTGCCACCACCAAAAGGATACGACATTGCCGGTTCTGCAAGTTTTTTTAGTAAATCAGATGTAGGATTAACTGTGCATAGACCTAATCCATCTCAAAGTAATGTTACTGAGATACTTGTTTGGAAATGTAGATTTTCTTGGGTTGGTGCTATTGGGGAATGTGAGTTAGAATATGACAGCCTAACATCTAGGTATAATAAAATATCTGATGTTGCTGAAATGCTAAAGCCAAAGAAAAGCGATAAACAATACGACAACTATTATGAACCAAAAGAGTATAAAGACATCAGTTTCTAAAAAAAGTAAAAAAAATTACGATGAGTTTAGAGTATATGATGGGCAACATACTGCAAAAGCAGAGTTTGTAGGCAATACTAATAAGGCTAGAATAAAGATATTAGATCAGACTTGTTTAGACCGGCTACTCATGCATGATAGTATATCGTTAGAAAATTATAGAATAATGGATAGGCTGTATGCAGATTATTGCAAATCCGGTTTTTTTGGAGTTAGAGCATCAAATTACAATCCTAGGATCGAGGCTACACACGAGGGATTGAGCGAGAAACACATGATGCTAAAAAGAAAAGTTATGGATTGTTTCTCTTACGTAAAAGATACTGGAAACAAAACAGCATATAAAATTTTTAAAAAAATTATACACGATGAAGAAATCACGAAATGGGAAAATGAATGGATTGCTGTGGATGGGAACTTTGATTTTATATGCAACCATGTAGAAAAGTTTTATAAATTTTGGGGAAATAGTTGACTAATGCTTTAGTGGCACTTATTAATTAAGTGTGAGTATTATTTCTCATATACTATTATGCTACACACAAAGAGCCAATCATCTCCTCGATTGGCTCTTTTTTTGTGAAAACTTTACGTAAAGTTTTAGTCTACTGCTGTAGGGGGTAATGTGAGAGTAATTTATTCGCCATTATTACTATTATAAATAGAATTAACTGCTCCTTTAATAACCTCAGTTGGTTTTCTAACTACTCTTCCAACATCAATTTCACGAATGGCTCTAGGATCATCTTCAAATCTTTCATCCATCCCTAATTCTTTTGGTGTCATTTTAGCATTACGTTGATAGAGTTCACGTTGTAAATCTACTATCGAATTACGATACCGGTAGCCTTTAGATCTACCTTTTAGTTTGCTATATGTTGTTGTCATGTGAATTTCCCCTTAATAAGCGAATACTCTTCGTACAGAGCATCTAGGTTAATTTGGTAGGTTTCATACAGAGAGGTCTGCCAACCCCTCTGTATGAGGCTCTGAGAGCCTTTTTTTTGTGGCTTTCCGTACATTAACTGAACCATTTTTAAAGAGACCTCAGTTTTGCCCACAATACAAGTGCAATAAAATATTTGAGGGAACACGTATCTAGGGATGTACAGCATTGACGTATGGTTAATGCATAAACCAAAGGCATCCACTTTTGCCCACATTATGGAGTGGTCTCTCCCCCTATTCTTTAAAAAAGATACTGTAAAAACTTACAAGTATCATGGTTAAACCAATTGATCCTATAAACAATGTAAACAGTATGCCCTCTACACTCTGCATATAATATCCATTAGGATCAGACAAAGTAACTAATGACATAAGCATAACACAAATGCCCAAGAGAAATAATAATATTCTGTCTAATTTATCCATTATCTTTCTCCTTATCTTCTTGCCATTCTTTTAGTTCTTCTTGCCAATCTTTTATCTTTTCTAAAAGATTAGTTGCACACTCGTATCTTCCATCGAGTATGCCAAGTTCATGTCTGTCCGGCTCAACATCATGAGTTGGATGAGATTGTCTGACATCAGAGATTTCTCCTCTAAGCCAAATATTGATATTTCTTATGAGCATTGACTTTTTCTTAAATGCCTCACGTTGTTTTTGCTCGTAATAATAATATGAATGTGGATCATCCATTATCTTTCTCCCATTTTTTAATTAAATTTTTTAATTGCACAGCCATTTCATATCGACCATCAAGAATACCTAGTTCTCGACTATCAACATCGTCTTCATGGCTGTGTGATTTATAGGTTTTTATCTCTGAAGATATTTCTTTTTTAATCAAAGATATAAGCTGATTAGATAAATCATCCGGATTAAATCGCATATTACACTCCCATTGCATTAAGAATGTTTCGCTGAACTCTGCCACTCATGACATTCTCTGCTCTTCTAAAGTTAGAGGATGCACAGTTTATGGTCTCAGCTATATTGTACCTATGATTATTATAAGTATGGGCAGTTTCTCTGTCGTTGCCCCTAAAAGGTATATTGCCCATGCCTTGCTGTGTTTCTTCAATTGTCCAAGCCTTTGTTTGGTAAACCAAATAATACAGATCTTTCTCCATACTGATAATACCATCGTGGCTTGTAATAATATCAACAGTATAAGCCTCAAGACCATTAGCTGTAATTCTATCAGAAACTTTAAGAGGCTTGGCACTAGCAACAAATGCTGTTTTGCTTTTGTATACTGTTGTTGCCAAACCTTTCATGTAGACATTCTTAAACCATGATGGAGACAAAGAGACCTCATTGAAATGCTCGTAGTACTGCCAATTATCTGCTCTTCCTACAGTAGATGGTTTAATAACTGTTTCTGCTCTTAATGCATCAGCACTAATCTTGACATTGGTTCTAGCCATATTCTCATCCCACCATTTTGTAGCAAAGGCACTAGTGAGTACAGCATACTTGCTGTTAACAGCTTGACCATTGAAGAAACCATGCTCGTAATTACGTTCTTTACGAAACACTTTTTTGCCATCAATCTTATTGCTGTAAATGGCAGACTTATCTTTACGAGCCTTTCTGTGTTGCTTGATCCAAGCACTACAATTGTAAATGCTGTCTAAACCATGATTACCAAAATGATCTTTGTGTTTGGTAAACATAAAAACAAAATCTTTTTCTTCAGCAGATAAATCTTCTGCACGATATGAAAAATTAGATCCGGCTTTTACTAGACTAGCTTTTTGGTTTTCGTTTAATCCAAATGATTTATATCCCTCATTTAAAAAATTGAGATAATGCTTTAAGACTATTTGATCCTTAAACTCTTGAGATTTAGGATCTTGTTTTTTTCCAAAATTATGTATCATAAAATACTCCATATAATGATAGTAGTTGGCTGATTTCATGCTTTCGCAATCATCAGTAGGAACACACATTCCTATATCAGCATCGTTAAAATCCCTAGGTACAATCACACACAGACATATCGTTTCGCCTCTGTGTGACGTTCCTAGAGCCTTGTTTTTATCTAAAAGTAGCATTAAGCCACTTTCAGATAGGTTGTTTGACCAATAGGTGCATTATCAGCACGTAGGTCTGTGCTTACCCACAGAACCGGATATGGCTGTTCCTCTGTAGGAAAATCATATATGCCCATGTCAGTAAAATAAATAAAGCTGTCTACCTCAAGATCGTTTTCTTTGATGTAGTTGAACACCGGCATAACACATGTACCACCACGACCATCAGCAGATATCATTTTTATTTCATCGCCTTGGTCATACTTGATAACATTCTGTATTTTGCTGTCGCATGTAATTACAGTTATAGATTTTGGTTTAAGATCTAATGCCATAGCATTGAGACCACCAAGAAAATACTGCAATTCTTTATTAGATACAGAGCCGGAACTATCCACAGCCACAACGACATGACCAACACCAATATGCTCAAGTGTTGGAGCGATCATTTCGTGAGTGTAGTAGAACTTTTTATGTATCCTACGATAGCTAAAATTATGAGGAACATCGCCCTCAAGATGCCTTTCAACAACGTCTTCCCAATTGATCTCAGCACGTTTCATAACCTTTACCATTTGCTTGACCTCTGCCGGTAATGTTCCACGTTCTTTGGCTTGTCTTACAGCTTGGAATATCTCCTCTTTAACATCAGCCTCTTCTTCGCTGATCTCAGCTTGAGACATGCCCTCAGTAACATTGTCTTCGATGTTGCCCCATGATTGTGGCTGTAACCAAGTTGGATCGCCATTATCTGATTGATCCCCTTGATCGCCTTGACCATCTTGACCTTGTTGCTGTTGCTGTTGCTGTTTAGCTTTAATCTGTGGATAGATAAAATTATAAATCTTTTCAGCCATCCATCCATCAAACTGTGGATCAAACAAAGCACCTTTTGGTAAAACAAAACCGGATCTTTCAAGAACTTGGTTCATTGATAAATCACATGCTATGTTCCAAATCTCAGCATCACGTTCTTGCTGTCTTACATGGTGCATAAGAAATCTGTGACCAACCTCGTGAACAACAACACCTTTGAGTGGCTCGAAATCTAAACTCTCAGCAAATTCTTTGTTATAGAATATGTCTCGCCCATCAGTTGCAAATGTTGGGATGCTGTTCTTTTCGATGATCTTCATCTTGACTAAGACAGCACCATAAAAAGCATGACCTTTATCGTCACGATCCCATAGTAGCTGTATCCTAATCTTCGAGAACTTATCTTCTAGTTTTAAATTCTGCATTAAAATCTCCAATAAAAGTTTACGTAAAGTTTTTGTCTGTGGCACTACCGGTACGCAGTACCACAGATATAAAGTTTTAAAGTAATAGGTCTTTCAAGTTACCTTGAGATCCTAATACTTGTTTCATAGCTTGATGAGTAACCAAGGTCTTGTTTCTTAGTACTGCATCTTTAAGCATAAATGCCATGAACTCTTGCTCCGGTATCCTTTGGATATAAGTTAGGATACTTGCACAGTTTGTCATGTTCATCTTACTAGCTAGTGATCCACACAAAGCAAATAAAACACCACGATCTTCCGGTATTTGTGTAGTGCTAGGATCTTTAACAATGCTGTCAAAATCCGGTAGCTTTTCATACAGCTTTATGTGAGCCATTAAACTAGCTGATGCTGTCTCGCCTATCTGACCATTCAACATGCCTCTTAATGTGCTGTGATCTATATCCATGCCAATTAAAACACCGGCACGTTGGCAAGATCTTGGTGTAGCATTACCGGTTGCTGACACATCAAAGTTATGCAGATGCTGATCATCAAACTTAATCCATGATGTAATTCTGTGATCAACATTATTGGATGCATAGTAATTTAATACATCGTCAGTATTGATCTCAAGATTAAGAAAATCAAATCTATCAGCAAGTTGTGATGGCAACTTATTAGATCCGGCTCTTGCAGATAAAGGATTACCGGCTGAAACAATTACCCATCCATCCGGAATGATAAAATCTCCAACACGATGTTCATCCACAGCTTGACCAAATTGATTGTGCAGAACTTGGTTTGCTTGAGCGACCTCGTCAGCAAATATAATTCCACATCCCTCAGTAGGCACAAACATAGGTCGTAATCTTCTCATGCTTTCGCCATCTTTAGCCGGTACTAACCATCCGGCATACTCATTAGGATCTAGCTGTGCCAAGCTAAAGTTTAAAAAACCTAGCTTGTCTTTATCGTAGCCAAATAATTCTTTAGCTAAAGATAATAAATCCGGATCAGTAACCAATGATCTGACAGATGTTGTCTTACCTTGACCAACACCACTTTCAGCATAAGGATGGACTAGGTTATCCTTACTGCCCCCATTGGCTCTTACTCTCCAATTATTCATAATACAGCTTTTGATTGCTGTTCTCATTTCATGTATTCGCATACGATACTCCTTATTTAGATTGATTGATAAATTTATTAATTATTGATACAGCAAGATCTCTGTATTCTGATCCATAATGCTGTACCACTTTTGCAATTACTTGATCATTAGTAAGATCTTGTAACTGCTCTTGTATAAAGTTCTCCACAGCTTTTTCTTTCTGTGGAAAACGACACTCATAATTCCAAGGGAATATGAATTCTTTGTATTTCTGTGACAATGGCATCTCCTCTAGTTATTGTCGTTGTTGTTCAAATGAACAAGCAGAGACACGAAATTAATCGTGCCTCAATTTGTGCATTTGATTAAGCAAGTAAAGCCTCGACAGTATCGTCTACAACTTTTTGCTCTTTCTCAGCATCATCAATTGCTTTCCTACCTTTGTCAGCAATCTCAAATCTGTTCTTTAGTCTGACCTCGAACTCTTTAAGTTCTTCTGCTGTCATAATTAAACCATCTCTTTGCTTACCGGTCTTAGTCTTTAGACCTACTAGCTTATCGATGATTGTATCCAATGGAGATTTAACATCCTCTCCTTTGTTGTGATTAATCAAACTAGCTTGGGATTTGATATCCAACTTAGCAAACAGATCCAAGATGTAGGTCTTGGTAAGATTGCTTGATGGTAGGTCATGCTTGTTTGTAAAAAGTACACAGTTTCTTTTGAACAAATCAGCTTGACCTTTTGTCATATCGCAACGTGTTTGAAACGTGGTTAATAATTCATTGGTCGCATCCTCTGAAATATTACCGGTCTTAGTTCTAGGTATTGAATTGATTGGTATCATTGCAGTTGCGAATTGATCCAATCTAATAGCACTCATAGTAGCAGAGTTCTGCTTGTTAGATCCTTTTAAAAGGTTGTGCTGTTGCTCTTGTTTAGCTAATTGCTTAACGATATCGTCAGCAATGATTGTAGTAGTTTTCTGCATAATGGTTCTCCTCTTGCAGTTGGTTAATAATCCTAGGACAAAGAGCAGTAAATACTGCTCGATGTTTCGACCTCAGTAGGTCTCATCAGCTAGGCTGTTTCATCAATTTTAAATTCCATTGACACTAATGTTTCTGCTAATCTTGTAGCAGTATATAAACTGCTAACCGGATGTTTCCATTCCCCATTAACGTAAACGTAATACTTTGGATCATTAATATCTTTTAACTCGTGTATGTATTCAAGTATTGCTACAGAACCTTTTAAAACATTTGTTCCTCTGTATGTGTTTACCTCTACAGCACATCCCATTCTTGTTATTATTTCTGTGCTAATCTTTTTTAATTTTAAAATAGTAGGTTGTAATTTCATAATGATCTCCATTGTTGATTAACTGTTTCGACCTTTTGGTCTCATCAGATGCAACACACATTGCATTACAGTTGAGGGGCAATTTCTTGCCCCCCTTTTTTTAACTTTCATTTGGAACATTCCATCCACCAAATTCTGATGGCTCAATGCCAACTGTCTCTTGGCTGTCTGTAAAATTGATTAACCAATCTACATCGTAGTTTGATCCATTGATCCAAAGATCATGTAACTCTTTACCAATCATCGAGGTTATGATCTGAGATATTGGATTACAAATCTGAGAAACTAGATTGTGATCTAATCCATTTACTAAATCCATTGTCTCGTAGTTGCCAACAAACTTACCACCAAACTCTGTGGCTGTTGGACTTTCTACATCAGCAATGTTTCCAAAGTTGTAAGCATCAGATAATAGTCTTAGTAATTTGATTTCGTCTTGATTTAATTTCTTGTACATAATGATCTCCATTGTTGTTTAATTGATTTGAATTGTTACAGCCTCTATTTGGAAACTCGTGAGAAACTACTAGCCCATATCGCTATCCTCATCAGATTGAATTGTGGGGGCTGTATCACTCTTGCCTTTCTAGTACTTACAACTTACATTCTTTCAGTTGCTTTCCTTAATGCCTAGTTTCCCATGTAGGTCAGAAAGGGATGTTTGCTTTACAGTTCAAACGAGTTGCCAAACAGAGGCTGTACCATTTATATAATATTTTTAGACCAATAATACAAGCACTAAAGTTGATATTATTTAACTTATAGGAACATTATTTTACTTACTAAGACTAAATCTTCTGTAATCCAAGGCACACAACAAAAACGCTGAAACTTACTTTTAGATAGCAATACAGCCTAAACTGCTTACATGTGCTGTATGAGGCTTAAATCGACAGCAATGAATATTTCACGAAATGAGACTACAAACAAAGATAATAAAGTGTTATCATTGGTAAAGGTCGCAGGTCTAAGGAACATGATATTAAAACTTTACGTAAACTTTTAAGGATAAAAATATGTCAGATAAAAAAGATAATAAACCTAAATTAAAATTGGTAAGTGATAACGACAGCCGGAATAACAAGGACAAAAAATCTAAAGTTATTGGATCAGAATTGACAGCAAAGCAAATGGGATTTTGTAGGGATATTGTATTCAATGATATGACATATATTGATGCATATCGTAACAACTATAATGTATCTGAAAAAACTAAAGGTAATTCTTTAAGAGCAATGGCATCTAAGCTAAGAGCAGACATTAACATAACCTTAACAATAAATAAGTTAATAGAGCAGAAACAGCAATTGCATCGCATGGATGAGGTCAAACGATCAGATATAATCTTACAGAAGATCGAGAAGATGGCTGATGATGTAAATGTAACTGATGCAGTCCGGCTGAAAGGTTTAGAATTACTTGGAAAGCATCATGGATTATTTACTGACGTTTTAAAGGTGGATGATAAACGTGATAGGTCTTCAGTAGAAATAGAGAATGAATTACTGAACAAGCTGAACAGTATAATTTCCAAATAAAAAGTTACGTAAACTTTTACAGCTAGTTACGATAAGTTCTTTACAGCTAGGAACGATAAGTTCTTTTAATGTGTCCGGTCTAAAATTTTTTTTGTTAGTCGCTAACCCCACCCACTCCCTACCCACCCCGACACATGGCCGTGGCTACACACAACACAACATGATTTTGCACATGAAAATACTAAAATTTCACAAAGGGTACACCTATAAAAAGTGTTAATAGATATACGTGTAAGTAATATAATATCAACTTTAAAAAAAATGCCTATATTATTCTTTTTTTTATTGAAATTTATTTAAAAATAGTATAAATAAAATTTATTGTTTTAATATTTATAAATATCCTAAAGAAGTTTATTAATATCCTATAGAAGTTTATAAATATTATATTTATAAATATTGTAAAGGAACAATTATTTGTCAGACAATATTGTAACCTTAAGTGATTACAGAAAATCTCCTGAAATAATAGAAGAATATGAATTAGAAGATGCTCTAGTAATAGGATGGACCACTGATGAAAGTGGTGATAGGATATTACATGTTTCATCTTCAGTTGAAACAGAAGGTAGTTTGTGGATGATTGAGTTGGCAAAAAAGATTGTAGAGAGCAGACCTCCTGAAGTGTGGAGCAATAATGAATGATCTGTCTAATATCTTAAAAGATAATCTAGATAAGATTAGTGAGCTTCCACCAGAGAAGCAAAAAGAAATTCTGGCACTAGTAGAAGAATACGAATCCGTAAAAGAAAGAGAAGACGCAAGAGATAATTTTTTATCTTTTGTTAAACTTATGTGGCCGTCTTTTATTCATGGCAAGCACCATGAGATAATGGCAGAGGCATTTGAGAAAGTGGCCCGGGGTGATTTGAAAAGACTGATCATCAACATGCCACCCCGTCATACCAAGTCAGAATTTGCAAGCTATTTATTCCCAGCGTGGTTTTTAGGAAAGTACCCAGAAAAGAAAGTTATACAGACCGCACACACTGCAGAGCTATCCGTTGGTTTTGGCAGGAAGGTACGTAACTTAATACAGAACGAAGACTTCCAGAATGTATTTCCCGGCATAGAGTTATCCACAGACAGTAAAGCGGCAGGTAGATGGAATACAAACAAGCGTGGTGACTACTTTGCTATAGGTGTTGGTGGTGCAGTTACGGGTAAGGGTGCTGATATTTTGATAATTGATGACCCACACTCCGAGCAGGAGGCCACAATGGGTGAGTATAACCCAGAAGTTTATAACAAAGTTTACGAATGGTATACATCAGGACCTAGACAGAGACTACAACCGGGTGGTGCCATCATACTTGTTATGACTAGATGGTCAAAAAGAGATTTAACAGGGCAGATAATCAACAAATCTATCGAAAGAGAGGGTTCTAACGAGTGGGAAGTGATACAATTGCCTGCAATATTGCCATCAAACAAGACTTTATGGCCAGAATTTTGGAAAAGATCAGAGTTAGACGCACTCAGAGCTGAATTACCTGTGGCAAAATGGAACGCACAGTATCAACAGGACCCAACATCCGAAGAAGGAGCGCTAATTAAGCGTGAATGGTGGCAAGAATGGGAAAAAGATGACCTTCCACCATGTGAATCCATCATACAATCATGGGATACAGCGTTTTTAAAGACACAAAGGGCAGATTATAGTGCCTGTACCACTTGGGGTATCTTTTATTTACCGGATGATGACGGTGCGGACAGGCCAAATCTCATATTACTAGATGCATTTAAAGAAAAACTGGAATTTCCTGATTTAAAACGTGCAGCATACGAAAAATACTGGGAATATGAGCCAGATCAAATGATTATTGAGGCAAAAGCGGCAGGATCTCCCTTAATTTTTGAGCTTAGAGCAATGGGAATACCAGTTACGGAGTTTACACCGAGCCGTGGACAGGATAAGATAGCAAGAGTTAACAGTGTAACAGATTTATTTGCTAGTGGTGTTATCTGGTGTCCACCCACTAGGTGGGCCGATGAAGTGATAGAGGAATGTGCATCATTTCCTACAGGAGATCATGATGACTTGGTTGACTCCACTACACAGGCACTGTTAAGATTCAGACAAGGTGGTTGGATAAGGACCGCAATGGATGATTGGGATGATGAACCTAAGTACAGAAGACCTGTGGAGTATTATTAATGGATATGGTGCATATAATCGATGGGTTGATGGGTATTATTGTTTTAGGTGGAGGATGGTTCTTGGCAACACAATCAAGAGAAGTTAAAAGAATTGATATCTTATTAAATAAAACTAGAGAAGATTACGCAAAGCGTGATGATGTTACAGTTGCGATTAATAGACTTGAAGAAAAGATCGACAGAATTTTAGAAAGAATGAAATAGGAGATTATCATGGCCATAGAAAAAGTTATGACACCGGCTACTACATTTAAAGAAATGGCAGAACCTGATGTAAGCATAGAAGTTGAGAATCCTGATTCTGTATCTATAGAAACAGAAGATGGTGGCATGATAATAGATTTTACAGGAGAACAAGTAGAAGAAATTATGTCAGGTGGCTTTGATTCAAACTTGGCAGAACAAATAGAAGAGAGTGATCTACAGTCTATGGCAGGTGAATTAATATCCAGTTTTAATTCAGACAGGCAATCAAGAAGTGAATGGGCAAAAAGTTATGTGAAAGGCTTAGATCTTCTTGGCATGAAGATAGAAGAGAGACAGCAGCCGTGGGCAGGATCATCCGGTGTCTTTCATCCAATACTTACAGAATCAATAGTTAGATTTCAAGCACAGGCTATGGGAGAGATATTTCCTGCATCTGGCCCTGTTAGAACAAAGATAGTTGGAAAGATGTCTGTTGAGAAAACAGAGCAGGCTGCACGAGTAGAAAACGAGATGAATTATCTGCTTACAGAAGAAATGACAGAGTATCGTGATGAGACAGAGCAGATGCTTTTTAAATTACCTTTGGCAGGATCTGCGTTTAAAAAAGTTTATTATGATCCTATAATGGAAAGACCATGTGCTATGTTTGTACCAGCAGAAGACTTTGTTGTTTCCTATGGTGCATCTGATTTAATGACATGCGAGAGATACACCCATGTTATGAAAAAATCATCAAATGACATAGCGAAACTACAAGATAATGGTTTTTACAGAGATATAGAATTACCTGACCCTGAGCCAGATATGTCAGACATACAAGAAAAGTATGACGAGCTAGACGGAGAGTCAGCTACGATAGAAGATGACGATAGACACACACTTCTTGAAATGCATGTAGAGATGGAAATGCCAGAACCGTTTGAAGAAGAAGACGGCATAGCTAGACCATACGTTATCACACTAGATAAATCTTCAAGAACTATTTTGTCTATAAGGAGAAATTATTATGAAGACGATAAAAAGAAAAGAAAGCGACAATACTTTGTCCACTATAGGTACCTCCCCGGGTTGGGCTTTTACGGTACAGGACTTATACACCTCATCGGGGGACTCGCAAAAAGCGCAACCTCAATACTCAGACAACTCATCGATGCAGGTACGCTCTCTAATTTACCGGCTGGCCTTAAAGCTAGGGGTCTTCGTATCAAAGGGGATGATTCACCTCTCATGCCGGGTGAGTTCCGTGACGTTGATGTCCCGGGTGGTGCAATTCGTGACGCTATTACTTTCATACCTTACAAAGAACCAAGCTCGGTCTTGTACCAGTTGCTCGGAAATATCGTTGATGAGGGGAGAAGGATTGGCTCCGTTGCAGATATACAAGTCGGAGACATCAACGCCCAAGCGCCAGTAGGAACAACTCTTGCTCTCATGGAAAGATCCATGAAAGTTATGTCTGGCGTTCAGGCTAGGCTACACGCAGCCTTAAAAAATGAGTTAAGATTATTATCAAATGTTATTCGTGACTACATGGGCAGCGTATACGCTTATGAGATGGAGGGTGACTTTGATAGAACAAAAGATTTTGATGACAGAGTTGATGTTATACCTGTGTCAGATCCTAATGCAGCCACAATGTCACAAAGGGTAATGCAATATCAGGCTGCTCTTCAGTTAGCGCAACAAGCGCCACAGCTTTATGATATGGGCAAACTTCACAGACAGATGTTAGAAGTTCTTGGAATACAAGACGCTAAAGAAATCATTAAGTTACCAGATGATATTAAACCATCAGATCCAGTAACAGAGAACATGGCAATGTTAAAACAAGAGCCAGTAAAAGCGTTTAAGTATCAAGATCACGAGGCACACATTAAGGTTCACATGGCAGCAGCAAACGATCCAAAGATTAAAGAAATTGTAGGGCAATCACCCTTTGCAGGAGCTATACAGGCAGCGTTATCTGCACATATTACAGAGCATGTGGCATTTCAGTATAGAAAAGAAATAGAAAAGAATCTTGGTGTCGCAATGCCTAACGAGGAAAAGCCACTTCCAGAAGATACAGAAGAAGAGCTTTCAAGAATCACTGCGCAAGCTGCGGAAAAGCTATTGCAGCAAAACACTGCAGAAATGCAACAGCAAGAGGCTCTAAAGCAACAACAAGATCCTTTGACCCAAATACAGCAAAGAGAACTTAAAATTAAAGAAGACGAGCTAGAACATAAAAAACAGATGGATTTAGCTAAATTAGAACTAGATGCACTGAAAGCAAAGAACAATGAAAAAATTCAAACAGAAAGATTAGAATCAGAAGATAGAAGAGAAGGTGTGAGGATTGCAGCTAAATTGGCAACAGATACTTCTAAAGATCAAAAAGAAGAAGCAAAGTTGGTGATGGAAGCAGCAAAGCAGTTACAGAATGAGTAGAAATGAAACTATATACACACCTGTAATAAAAAAAATACAGGAGGAAATGGATGCTGTCACTGACCATTTATCATCCGGCAGACCTAGTAATTTCGAGGAATATCAAAGACTTGTCGGAAAAATCGAAGGATTGTCCATTGCTAGAGAACTGTTGCAAGAGACTGAAAAAAGATTTATTGACGATTAGGGGTTCCCAACTTGTCAATAGTTGTGTATATTTAAAATAACGATATTCAGGCGTTAAAGCCTGCAAGGTGACTGTGAACCTAAATCACTGCAAAAGGATCAGAGATGTACTCTGCAGAAAAGATAGAGCTAGACGAAGATACCACTCGTAAATTACCAGAGCCAAAAGGTTACAAATTATTAATAGCAATACCTAAGTTAGAAGAAAAAACTCAAGGTGGTGTTATTATTCCAGATAAGTTAAAAGGATTAGAGCAAACCGCATCTATTATAGGTTTGGTCATCGCATTGGGAGATGCTGCGTACAAAGACACAGAAAAGTTTCCTGACGGACCATACTGTAAAGAAGGTGATTTTGTTATTTTCAGATCTTATTCTGGAACAAGATTTAAACTAAGAGGCGAAGAATTTAGACTTATTAACGATGACACAGTAGAGGCTGTCGTTGATGATCCTAGAGAATATACGAGGGCATAATGGAAAATACAGCAGAAAAATTAGAACAAGAAGTTCAGGTAGACGAAAATATAGAGCAAACAAAAGAACAACCTATATCTTTAAATAACGATCCAGTAGAAGTAGAGGTCGTTGATGATACACCTGAACAAGACAGAAATAGACCAAAAAGAGCGGAAAACACAGAGCCAGATATACCCGATGAAGATGAGATAAGGGGATATAAAGGTGATGTACAAAAAAGAATTAAGCAACTTAAATACGAGTATCACGAAGAAAGAAGGCAAAAAGAAGAAGCCAAAAGAACAAGTGATGAGGCTGTAGCTCATGCACAGAGACTCGTAGAAGAAAATAAAAAGTTAAGAAAAACCTTAGACGATGGGGAAAGTGTTCTTGTAGAGCAAGCAAAAGGCAGGGTTGATGCGCAGCTTGCAAAAGCAAAACAAGAATACAAAGAAGCCTATGAGTCAGGTGATCCTGATAAATTGGTAGAGGCGCAAGAAAAATTAAGTAATATACAGAATGAAAAATATAGAGTTGATAATTATAAACCACAGGTAAGAACCCAGCCGATTTCTGATGTTCCTCCACAGGAGTCGGCTACCCCAAAAGTTAAAGAGCCAACCGGAAAAGATAAAGAGTGGCTTGAAAGAAATGATTGGTTTAACAAAGATGGATATGAAGAGATGACAGGATACGCTCATGGTATTCATGCTAAGTT